GGAGTGGTTTGACGCTTGTATCGATGCTCACTTAAAGAAAGGGTTTAAAGCGGTCGGCGCTAGAATGGCGTCACATGACCCTAGCGACACGGGCGGGGATACAAAGGGCTATGCAATGCGACATGGTTCGGTTGTCCTAGCGATAGAAGAAAAACTTGATGGTAACATTAACGAGGGCGGTCATTGGGCTGCTGGTTTAGCGATACAGCATAATGTCGATTCTTTTACTTGGGACTGTGACGGTATGGGTATTGGTCTTGGTGAACAGATGGCAAAAGACCTTAGCGGTAAAAAAATGGGCCTTATTAACTTCAAAGGAAGTGAGTCCCCAGATTTTCCCGACACGATATACAAACCGGCGATTAACTCAAACGCTCAAGATCAGCGAACGGTTAAGGACTCGGTAAAGAATAAGCGGGCCCAGTATTACCTTGAGTTACGCGAGCGGGTCTATCGAACCTATCGCGCAGTGGTTCATGATGAGTATTGTGACCCAGAGAGGATGATCAGCTTTAGCTCTGAGATTAAATTACTACCTAAACTGCGCTCTGAAGTTTGCAGAATGCCAGTGAAAGACACGAACAGAAACGGACTTTTCGAGCTGTACACGAAGCCTGAAATGAAGTCTAAATTTAAATTGGTATCGCCAAACTTAGGGGATTCATTAATGATGTTAATGAGAGCGCCAATTGCAGTGCAGCAAGCTGTTAGAATGCCACAACCTCTACGACCAATGGGACGCTAAAAATGGCACTAGAACACGATAAAATCAAGGGCTGGTTTGATACAGATTATAGCCACAACACAGCCACACGCGAAATGGCGTCCGATGACCTAGTGTTTTATCACGTCACCCAGTGGGATGATAACGCGCTAACCGAATCGCAGCTTCAATACCGCGGTCAATTCGACGTATTAAGAAAGGCCGGCCGGCATATACTTTCCGGTCTACGCGCAAACCCCGTGCAAATAGATTTTGAGCCTGTTGATGAATCCCGCCAAGATGGTGCGGATCTTATCGACGGGTTATATCGTAGTGATGACAGATCCAATTCAAGCCAAGAATCTTACGATATGGCCAGCCAGGAATCGGTCGTTTGTGGTTATGGTGCTTGGCGCCTAACTACTGAATACGTCTCAATGCGTTCGGGTGACACAAAGCAGGTTATTAAGCGTAAGCCTATTTACGAGGCTAATAACAAATGTTTCTTTGACTCAAATGCCAAGATGCTTGATAAGTCAGACGCTCAGCGTGTCTCTGTACTTCACGCCTATTCAGAAGATGGCTATAAACTGCTTAGGCAAGAGCTTACAGGCGAGGATTATGACGACGAGATAAACGAAAGTTCTTTCTCTACACCAGAAACCAGTTTTGTGTTTCCGTGGATAACGCAAAGCCATAATATTTATGTTGTCGAGTTTTACCATACCGAGAAAGTCAAAGGTAAGGTGATCAAGCTCAAGGATATTTTTGATAACGAGGTCACACTAAGCGAAGAAGATTTTGAAGATCAGATGGATGATCTAATTGACACAGGTTATACAGTCGAGTCTGAGAAGGAGGTGGAGCGCAACCAAGTTACGCTATATATTTGCTCAGGTGAGCGCATTCTAAACGGTGATGGCAAAGGTGAGGTCATAGCGGGCGAGTATATCCCAGTAGTCCCCGTTTACGGTGAGCGCGGCTATGTTGAAGATGAAGAATATTACGAAGGTATAACGCGACTCGCTAAAGATCCCCAACGATTGCGCAACTTCCAATTAAGCTATCTAGCCGATATTGTTAGCCGCTCGCCGCGTCAGGTTCCTATCTATTTACCTGAGCAGCTTCAGGGTTACGAGCCGATGTATAGCGAGTCAGGCGCGGAAAGTAATTTCCCCTATAAGCTTCAACACTCAAAAGACGTGAACGGAAACCCATTGCCGTTAGGCCCAGTAGGTGTAACGCCTGAGCAGCCAATACCAAGCGCATTGATCCAGAGTATCGAGGTCACACGGGCGGCCATTCAAGATGTTGCTGATCCTGGTATACCTCAAGATTTCTCTGATCCAGATATGTCGGGCAAGGCTATCCACGCCTTACAGTCTAGAATCGATCAGCAGGCACAGATATATCAAGACAATTTGAAGCACGCTAAACGCCGCGATGCTGAGATCTACGCGTCAATGGCTGTTGATATTCATAGCGAGCCTGAAGAGGTCACGATTACATTAGCAGACGGCAAGCGTAAAACCGTTTCGGTAATGTCTCAAGAGATCAACGAGAAAGGTGAGTTAGTTGTCGCCAACGATCTAACGAATCAAGAGTTTGATGTTTATGCCGAAATTGGACCGAGCTATCAAACGCAGAAAGAACAGACGATTGACCGTATTACGATGATGATCGGCACAATGGGTCCAGAAGATCCAATGCGTAACGCTTTGATGCTCAAACTAATTTCAATGACTGACGGCACAGACTTTAATGACATTCGAGACTATGCTAACAACCAAATGATATTAGGTGGATTCAAAGAGCCAGAGACCGACGAAGAAAAACAAATGGTTCAAGAGGCTCAGCAATCACAACAGCCAGACGCTATGACAATCGCGGCAATGGCTGAGAAGGACAAAGCACAGGCTGATCTAATGAACGCACAAACAAGCCAAATGTCGGCTCAGTCTGACATGCAAGTAAGCGCGGCAGAAACTCAGATCAAAGCGTTTGATTCTGAGACTAAGCGTATGCAAGTACAGGTCGACGCTCAAGAAGCTGGCGCGGTTATTAAGCTGAAAGAAATAGAGCAGTTTAACAAGCGCGTCCAAGATGAGAATAAAATAAATCTTGAACGCGGCAAGGCTACAGTGCAATCATTCGCACAATTGAGGGGGAGGGCTGGCTAATACCTAGTCTTTCTTTACCCAAATATCATCTTTATCTTTTTGGGAGTACCTTGCCCTATCCACAAGCGCCATTAGCCAATTTCTCTTAGGTTTTTGGGCTTTCTTTACTTCAACGGTAGAGATTATGGTTCTCAGGCGGTCAGGTCGGGCTACTGGCTGTCGATGTATTGACGGCTTACTCATAAATTCTCCTGTATTTATGCCTAAACGCTCCACTTCCTCTTTTCTTTTTAACACTTCGGAAATAGCCTCTTCATCTAGAAGGGCTTGATCAGTCTTCATTTTCTTGGCTAGAGCTTCCCATTTGCTAGATCCTCGTCCTCCCGCTGGCCGGACTAACGGCGTATCCTTAACTTCATGCTCCTCTATGTGGTATTCTGGCGTGGCACAGCAGGCGTCTTCGCAGTCAGTGTCTTCTGCGGCCTTTGCGATCTCTGCGGCCTCCTTGCTGCTATATACACCGAGCGGGATACCGTATTGATATGGAACAACCTCCATTAATACATAAACTTTCATGGCTCGCCCCTCTTTTTTAATTCGTTCTTTATAATCCGGCCAACCAGAGAGCCTGAAATATCAAAAAAAGCGCCTATTTCTGTGTGCTTCATTCCCCCTACCTTCATAGCAACCATGGCCCGGGTTCTCATCGGCCCCGGCATTATGTGCATAGCGTTTGGCTCATCAAAAATAATTAGTTCGTCGGCCACGTTTGCAGACGCAGAAAGTGGGGTTTGGCATCTTGGACAGCTTAGATTTATACGTACTTTCATGAGTCGCCCTCTTTGGTGTCAAGCTCTTGAGTTATAGAGTTGTCTATTCCTCGTTCACGCGCTTTCAATTCAAAAATTACATCTGGATATCGATTGTGGTTGATCTTAACGGGTTCGCCTTTGTCGGCTTGCCTGTATGCCTCTTGCGGCTTCTTGTTAAATTCTTCGGCTGTATATGTACTCATTTCGTATAGCTCCTATAGCTCGTCTAGCTCAAGGGGATGCTAGCACTAATACACTATAGAGTAAACGCATATAATTGAAGTTACTGAGGTGTAACAGGTTAAACACAAAGATTACTTATGATCTTATCCATAAGGCTATCGTTAATCTACGAGTAAATTAGATATGAAAACACTGGAAGACATGAAGAGAGAAAACGCAGAAGCTGAAGTAATTGAAGAGGCCGCCCCGCAGGTTGTCGACGAGATTGCTGAAGATGATGCGGCAGAGATCACCCCCGAAGAAGACGAGGCTGAGCAAGCGGAGCAGGCCACAGAAGATGCGGAGGCGGTTGAAGTTGAAACTTGGATGGAGGCCGGGGAACAAGAAGAAGATAGTGATACTTTTACAGCTTCGGACATTGCCGGTTTACGACGAAAAATGAAAGGTAAGCTGAAAGGTAAAGACGACGAAAACGAAAGATTGCGCCAAGAAATTGAAAGTCTTCGTTCGGGCGTTGTGCAGTCACAATCGCAGGAAGTTAAACGACCTAAGATTGATGATTACACGACAAACGAAGAATATGAAGACGCTTTTGAGTCTTATTTGCTTGCTAAAGTTGAGAATAAAAATAATAAATCTCAACAAGATCGGGCGAACGAAGCGAGAGAGGCGGAGCATAAGCGCAAGATGGAAACCGAAGTCGACGCGCACTATCAGCGGGCTGCTGAAATGGTCAAGACCCATTCAATAGCGCCAGAGCGGTTTAAGGTAGCGGATAAAACATTTCGTGACGCAATGGAAGAGGTTAACCCAGGGCGTGGCGATAATGTCGTCGATCACATGTTGAGTCTATTGGGTGAGGGAAGTGAAAAGGTTGGTTATTATCTCGGTAATAACAAAACAGCACTGAACGAGCTTAAGCTTCGCATGATGAACGATAAGGCTGGCCTTTCTGCAATGTCGTATTTGGGAGAGTTAAAAGCCAAAGTAACGATGCCCGCAAAAGCAACACGAAAAGCGCCTAAGCCCGCAACCTCGTTGGGTGGAGACAAAGGAACGGGAGAGGCTAAAAGCCTATCCGCTCTAAAGTCCGCATACAACAAGGCGAAGGATGGAAACGCCCGAATGAGCGCTCGAATGGCTTATAAAAAGGCTGGCGGTAATACAAAAGAACTCTAATTTAAAAGGTAATTAACATGGCTAGTCAAGGTAAGATAGCAGAAGTAATTTTTGAAAACGCGATTGAAACTTACGAGAATCAATCAATGATGCTTGATAAAGTTGATCGATTCGAGCCAGATTCGGCAACGATGCAGAATGCGTCCAACGTCATTTGGCAGACTGTCCAGCAATCAGCGCCAGTGATCGAAGGTTGGGATTTATCAGGACAAGAGACAGACATTATTGAAGAAATCTATCCTTCAGTATTGGGCACACCTAAAAACGATTTTTTCCAGCAACGTGCAGACAATATGCGCGATATGGGCTTCTGGGAGCGTCGCGGTAAGCAGTCAGGTATGCAGCAAGCAACAGAGTTAAATCGTGCGATTTCGGACACGATTAGAACTCAGGGGTCAATTTTTTACCGCTCCAATGCAACGAGCGGTTACGACTACATTAACGAAGCTAACACTATTTTATCGGAGCGCCAAACTGCCAATTCTGGTGATCGTTATTTTGGTCTTTCTGATCGATCCATGTTTAAATTTTCTAGCGACTTAGCAGGCCGTCAAACGCTACAAGGTCGCCCAGAATCAGACGCATGGGCTAAGGGTCAGGTGGGTGCAAATGTTGCCGGTATGGACGTGTTTCAAGCTTCATTCTTAAGTAATGTTGCAGGTGGCGCAGCTACAACCACAACCACGGCTTTAGTCTCTGAGAAACCAGAGGGCGGCAGCGTTGACGCGGCAACTGGCGTTGTAACCAATATCGATTATCGCCGTTCAGATGTTCCCGTTACTGCAAGTGCTGCGTTCGCTATTGGCGATAAGGTGTCTTTTGATAACGGTGGGACCCCTGTTGAGTCGTTAGCTTTGGCTGACCGAAAAACTACAGGTCAGGCTATGACGTTTACTATTATCGCTATTCCAGACGGAACAACGGTAACGGTCTCGCCTAAGCCTATCGCTGTTGACGATCCATCGCTGTCTGTATTAGAGAAAGCTTACGCCAATATTGACACCCAGATCACTTCTGGTGCAAATATGACCCGTTTGAACGTCGACGCTTCAGCTCGCGGTGATATTTTCTGGGACAAGTCATCCATTGAAGTGCTTTCCGGTAATGCTCCAATTCAGTTATTGAACGAGTTCGGCGGTATGGAAGTTCGAAGTCATACCATGAGC